TTCCATCGAGATGGAACGCTGGGAGGCCATGAGCTGTTGCTCAAGTCGCGGCGCCTTCAATCCATCAGGCAATTGTGCCAAATGTGGATAGAGCGCGTGTGACTGAGACAGTCCACGGATTGGTGAGTATAACTTGCTCACCACCGACTCCTCAAAAAGAGGAGCCGATCCTGCGTTGGTAGTCTGATATAATACAGACTCCCAATCATCTGCAGCCGTCTTAATATAAGAGGGCCTGTTTCTCCAACCTCGAGCTTGGTACGTGTGAGTCCGCTTGCAAAAGCGGGTCTTCACTCCAATCTCTCGGTTCTTTACACGAGAAACAAGATGTTCACGGTAGAACGCCAGACCTAGAGAAGGGGTCCCTGTGTAGGGAGTCTTCCGAATCTTTTGGATTCGCTTTTCTAGGTATTCTGAGCTACCATAGTACCCACGACTATACAGATCGTTGCTATACGAAACGTATGAGTCGTAGGTGCCGACATCAAGGCGATTACACCATACTGTTGAAACTTTCAACGGTGTGACGTCGATGCCTTTATAGGCATCGCACCCACAGGACTCTTTAAAGAATCCTGCAGTACAGCACTTATCTTCGTTCACCAAAAGGGCGAATTTAGGCAAGTACTCTCTGACAGCAGCCTGGCTTGCGCTGCTGCAGATAATGTCATCGCCGTACACGAATACCTCTTTGGCCGCTTTGGCCTCGGAGACATTCTGTGTACTACTAACAACTGAGACGCATAACGCCCAGAATACGAGGGCTTCTATAGGAAAGCAAACTGCTGATCCCATAGGAGCAAACTTATTCAAGGGTATTATGCGCCCGTCAGGAAGCTTGGTCGCAGAGGAGCGAGTAGCCATAAGGCACTCAAACCAATCCGGCGGGACTAGGTATTTAACCAGGTCCACCGACACGCGATCAGACGCTTCCTTCATATCGATCGTTGCAAGTTCTCCCGAGTGGGAGCCTTCCAACGCAAGGACTCTATTGACACTTTGGTCAGTAAAGTTGATCTGCCCCCTGGTCAGGGGGTATGACTCCAAATGAGACGTTATTAATCTCATTTGGCCTTGTTGAATCCACTGCAATTCGAGTGGTTCACACGATATGATCCTCGGACCACGAGAATCCTTAGGCACGAGCACCACTTTAGCGGTGCCGTGCTCTAAGGATTCAAGGGTCTGTAAATGGTCGAGCCTGTCAGCTACATGCTGGAGATTGGCATAGAAGTATTCCGTGTAAGGATACTTTCTATCCAACGAAGGATAGAATCGCGAAAAATATCGCTTTCTATCACTCGTCTCTCCAGTAGCAACTGCGCCAGGCCCATGTCTTGGAGTAATATCCAGAGGACATATACCACTAAGCACCCGCCGCACAATGCGGCGAGCGTGCTCAGCGATAGCCATTTCAACAGGATTGAGATCTTGGAGGTTAAATTCCAAGTCTTGATCTGTCTGAACGAAGCTTTTAATAGCTTCGTCAGCTGTTGCGAGGTCATAGGGCAATTTAAGTTTGTATAAAACAAAACACAATTGTCTTAGTTGTTTCAGGGCCATAGGGCACGCATCGCTGCGTTCCCGGCCCGCACTATCGAATATTTTGTTGAAGAGCTCCCAGCAAAAAGCTGGAAGTTCTGTTCCCTTCCTTCGTTTGAAGGAGGTGAATTGCAACATCACTCCCTTGGAAAGAGCCTTGTCAATGGCTTTTCCAAGTCGGGGGAGGGTTTTCGTTAGAAAACCCAACCCTTCGGAGCGTACGCGATTTCGAATTTCTTCTTGATCGCGTACGTAATCGATTTTGCGAACGCTAGCATGGTCACCCACCACGTCAGTGTGGAGAGTGAGGTATAGCCCGAGATAAAACTCGGACAGGCTATTATGATCATCCATAAGGGTGGTCTCCTAGCTAATATACAGCACACTCCATACCCGCTGACGGCTTGGTACCCAGGGGAATAGTTATTTCCCAGTGGTATAGGTATATACCTACTCTACATTTTCAGCTGTGCACGCAACGTGCACGTAAGCCTAATTCTGTTGGAGTCAAGTACATATGACTAACATTGACGCCGCCGTGAGGCAGCAACAAACTCAATGTTAGGACTCACGGTTCAGAAACTTGGTAAAATTACCAGAGTTCTGAGTAAAATCCACAAGATTCCCGACTACGTCGAGAATCTGTGCATTTGTGACAGCAGTAACCAGCTGAGGTACTTTAAGTACCAAAGCTGCTGACAACACGTGTTCTCCATCATCATCGGAGAACGTGCGACTGAGACGGGCAAGGTGCCCATACACAGTCTTCCCATTGATCGTCCTCGCGTCGTGCGAGATGATCATCTGGGTAGGAGTTGTCAGGGCCAAAGCGGCCGCTGTGCTCACCGTGCGATAGGCGGTTCCGGTATCAACCGAGTCTAAGACTAGGTCGGTATCGGCGCCCCCATACGATAGTGGGTTTAACGTCATTGGATATGTGTACGCCATAATATTAACTTATACTTTTTAGGTTAGTAATGTGCCACACGCCCCACTCGGGGCAACAGTGACGTTTATTGGTCTACGACCGGAACTTATGGCCTCCTTTAGAGTTGGCCAGCAAGAGTGCACTCGAAAGAGTGACTTCTCTTGCATTTAGTCCCGACGTAGCCAGCGCTTGTTGTAAATCCGGAATGGATGTACGACGCTGGTAGCGAGTATGACTTCGTGACGCAATCTGGACGGGCTCGTTTTCAAACGAGGCCGAACCATGACGGTGTACGAGGGCATAATCGCGAATCACGACAGACTTCAGCGAACTGCAGAAGTCTTCAACCGTGGTTTGCACTCCTAGATTATCCGAGCCAAACTGTCTGAGATACGAATTCACATCTACGACATAGTCGACTAGAAATGAAAACGGGATCGCATTCCAAATGATGGAAGGATCCGGTCGGACGCCAAAGGCGTCCAACCAACCTTGCAGCTTGGTCAGTTCATCTAGGGGATCACGCATGGTATACGTATATCGTAACGTAGCGTGATAAACTGGTCTTTGCACGTACTTCGTGCGGTACATACTATAGCACCATTGTGCTATCCATGGACTTGTCCATGTAGTATGTCCGCCGAACAGTAGTGCTCGACCAACCCATTCACCTTCATCAGCGATATCTAACTCAACATTGGTTAGATCGCGCTTGAAGTGGCGTGTTTGGGGCTTACCAGCTCTGGCGTAGAGTTCCTCAAGACGTGTTTTAGTCGTCGAGAGGGCCTCCCATATAGCCAGAATGTCGGAAACAAATGGTTTCCAAGCGAACGAATAGTTCAAGTACGCTTTACTCAAGGATGATATGGTCTTACGACCTATCCCAGCGTTCATCTTTTGGATGCCGCCGAGATCATCACCGAATATTAGCGTCTTGAGTCGACCCTTCCTTTGTAGAAACGCCTGCCCTAATCTTCTGAAGTCTTTAAGCTCAATCAAGAAATTGATAAAGCTAAAACCTCGGTCGAGTGTGGGTAGCATATTCTGCAACGCGATGGAATCAAGTTCCTTCCACTCAGTGAGTGAAAGTTCCCCAAAGCCATCAGGATAGCCAGTGCCCGTAATAAAATGGGCTACTGAGTTCTCAGGAATTATGAAACGAAAAGGAGAAAAGGTATTCGGCAGGACAAATCCTGAATTCGAAACCTCTACTCTACTCCGCTCATGGTTGACCGGTCTCATACGACCGTTAGTACCTGTTGAGCCAGCAAGGCTCTCATTATGGACATTCAACGTCGTATCCAAAGCCCCTGATTTCCAGGGGGGATAGTAGTTGTTGCCATCATGAATGTACGTCGTGCCCCAAGGGTGTCCCTCATAGTGGTATTGCCACTGATAAGGGGCCTCTGAGGCAGGAACGTCTACAGATACACTCTTCGTTTTCATGCTAGTATAAGGGCTTTCTCCAGCAATAGGAGTCTGCCTTTGCGTTTTGC